TGGTCCGCAAGAACGCGACGGATGACGAGACCGTCATCCACTGCCCACGCAACGGGGTATGGGTTGCCATCGCATCCTCCAAGGTGCCCAACGATCAAGCTGAGGCGCGGCTTTAGCCGTCGCCTCCGGCGCCTGGTTGGGTTTCCTCCCAGGCGCAGAAAGGACACGATGAAGCACAGGACGTTTCACGACCCGATCTACATCGACGACAATGACCCGCTGCGCAAGCTGCTGAAGTTCCACGAAGCGAAGCAGCGCGAGGCGGCAGCGAAGAAAAAGAAGCGCGTCCGAAAACCCAACGACCAGGCTCACTTTCGAGCCTGTAGCGAAGCGGAAGGATCGTAAAGTGCAGCCTCTTGTTCGCCGTCTCCGAGTCTTCCCCAGGCGCACGCGGGCAACCCCGTGTGACGATGGTGTGCGGATCGGCGAGCCGGGGCTGTTTGATCGGGAGGTTGAGCGGGTTGACGTGAGCGTGACGTTTACATGGGATTTGCCGGAAGCCGAGCGGATCGCCAGGCTGTGGGCCGAGCGCGGCCCGACACAGATCGGCGGCCCGGCGGTCGGGACGGTCGGCGGCGAGTTCACGCCGGGCGAGTTCCTCCGCGACGGCTACACGATCACGTCTCGCGGATGCCCCGAGAAGTGCTGGTTCTGCGCGGCATGGAAGCGGGACGGCGCAGCCGCCCGCGAGTTGCCAATCTGCGACGGATGGAACGTGCTGGATGATAATCTGCTGGCGTGCAGCGAAGCGCACATCCGCGCCGTGTTTGCCATGCTGGCGAGGCAGCCGCGCCGCGTGGAGTTCACCGGGGGCTTGCACGCGGCGAGACTCAAGCCGTGGCACGTCAATCTTCTGGCGGGGCTCAAGCCGCGCCCTGCAATCTGGCTTGCATACGATGAGGGGGCAGACCTGGACCCATTTCGCGAGGCGTGCCGGATGCTGCTGGATGCTGGCTGGACGGCAGAAAGTCACCGGCTGCGCTGCTACGTCCTCTGCGGGTATCCGGGCGACACGCAGGCGGCGGCTGAAGGTCGGTTGCGGACGGCGATCGCCGCTGGGGCCACGCCGATGGCGATGGTGTACCGTGGCAAGGATGGCGTTGAGGCGGCGGGCTGGCACGCCTGGGCGCGGCAGTGGATACGGCCAGCGTGTATTCATACGGCGAACGCCACAAATCACGCTCCGACTGAGCGGAGCGAAAGGAGGTAGCTGTGCATTTGATTGTTGGAAATCCCACGCTGGACTGCAAGGAGGAACACGTCCAGCAGGCGCTTGACATCGCCATCCGGCACAAGCGCATCAACACGTCGATGGTGCAGCGCCGCCTGCGGCTTGGATACGCCGCCGCATCGCGCATTCTCGACGAACTGGAGCTGCAAGGATTCATCGGGCCGTTTCGCATCGGTGAAGGGCGTGAGGTTCTCTGTATTTCCAACAATTATTGATCCGAATAAAAGGGGGAAGTGATGAACAAAGGGGATGCTTTGGCGAAATTGGATTCTGTGTTGCGGGGGCGGCATTATTCGCGGCGGACACGGAAGACTTATGGGTTTTGGGTGCGGCGTTATTGCGATGCGTTGGCGAAGGCGCCGGCGGTGAGCGATCAGCCGGATAGCCGGGGCCGGGTGGAAGCGTTTCTTAGCAGAATGGCTCGTGAGAACTACAGCGCGCATGTGTTGCGGCATTCGTTTGCGACGGATTTGCTGAACCAGGGCGGCAATGTGCGGATGATTCAGGCGGAGATGGGGCATAAGCATTTGGATACGACAATGGGGTATCTGCATGTTCCGGCGGGTGCGCGGCTGTGGAGTCCGTTGGAAAGGGGGGCGGCGGCCGCCGCATGGAACTGATGGGAGCGAAGACGGACATTTTGCCGCATCCGGTGATGCAGGTGCCGACGCCGGCGCAGGCGGCGGCGATGGGGCAGACGGCGTTTCTGAAGGCGTTGCGGGAGCGAGAGCGGATGATGCAGCGGGAAAAAAGGGATCCGCTGCGGTATGGTTGGGAGCCGCCGATCTGGCGGGTGTGCTATGCGTTGCTGGGGGCGCCGTGGGTGGATGAGGACTGGGCGAGGGCGATGCGGGAATGCCTGGGGTTCGAAGAGAAGGTGACGGTGCTGTTTATCCTGGGAGGGAACCGGGGCGGGAAGAGTGAGTTTGCGGCGAAGTCGAGTCAGCGGACGCTGAATATGTTCCCTGGCTGCCGGGTGTGGGGGTTTCATTCGACGCATCCGATGGCGGTCGAGTATCAGCATCCGCTGCTGTGGAAGTATATGCCGCCGGAGTACCAGCGGGATGTGAAGAAGCAGGTGGAGTATATCGCGTACAAGCAGAAGACGGGGTTCAGCGACGACAAGTTCGTGCTGCGGAATGCGGCGCAGTGGACGTCGAAGAATTACGCGCAGGAGATGGATGACGCGATCGAGGGGGGGAACATCAAGATGTTCTGGGCGGATGAGCTGGTGCCGCCGGATTGGGTGGAGACGCTGGAGCTGCGCATCGCGGAACAGGATGGGTGGGGAGTCGTGACGTTTACCCCGGTGCAGGGCTATACGCCGACGGTGCGGCTGGCACAGGATGGGGCGAAGGTGGTGCGGGAGTGCCCGTGCTACCTGGTGCCGCGGGATGGCGGCGCGGCGGATGTGCCGCGGGCGCTGGGGTTCGAGAGCGAGGGGGAGATGGCGCGGGCGCACCGGTTCGGGCGCTGGTCGGTTCCGGAACGGTGCGATGAGTGGCTGGAGGGGAAGCGGGGACATCCGGCGCCGCCGGCGGGGCGGGTGTTTGACAAGGCGCCGCGGGTGCTGAAGTGCACGAACGAGAACTATGCGATGGTGTTCTTTCACTCGAGCGATAATCCGTACGGGAACCCGATGGGGGTGTGGAAGAAGATCCGGACGCGGTCGGATGACCACAAGAAGGAGCGATTCTACGGGGTGGCGCACAAGACGGTGAGCGCGAAGTTTCCGAAGTTCTCGGTGGATGTGCATGTGGTGCCGGCGGACGCGATTCCGAAGGAGGGGACGAACTACATGTTCATGGATCCGGCGGGGAGCCGGAATTTCTTCATGAAGTGGTACCGGGTGACGCAGGAGGGGGCGTATCTGTACCGGGAATGGCCGGGGAACTACGAGATCCCGGGCGAGGGGGTGCCGGGACCCTGGGCGCTGCCGAGCGGGAAGCGGCTGGACGGGAAGGCGGGGCCGGCGCAGCGGTCGTTTGGGTGGGGGCTGCTGCGGTACAAGCAGGAGATTGCGCGGCTGGAGGGATGGCGGGCGCTGGCGCCGGAGATGCTGACGCCGGGGAACAAGCGGAAGGCGCTGACGGAGTGGACGGACGAGGGGGCGGAGGAGCGGATCTTCATGCGCTTTATCGACAGCCGGGCGGCGACGCCGCCGAAGATGGAGAAGGACCGGCCTTCGACGCTGCTGACGGATTTCGAGGAGATCAATCTGTTCTTTGAACTGACGCCGGGGGACGACATCGAGGAGGGGATCCAGGACATCAACGATGCGCTGGATTATGACGATGAGCGGGAGATCGACTATTTCAACAAGCCGCGGTTCTACGTGTCGGACGCGTGTGTGAATTCGATCTTTGCATTGCAGACGTGGACGGGGCGCAAGACGCAGGACAGCGAGACGATGGACTTGAAGGGGGCGTGCAAGGATCCGATCGATCTGGACCGATATTTTTTCCGGGAAAAGTGCCAGTATGTGAGCGACGAGGAATGGGCGGCGAAGGGGGGGACGTATTACTGAGCGGCGGCGCGGGCCGGCGTGGAAGTGGAAGGAGGCGGCGATGGGCAATGGCGAGGGCGCGCTGATGCGCTGGGGCGAGGTGGTGGAGTACCTTGGCATCAGCGATTATGCGATGCGTAAGCTGGTGCGGTCGGGCGAGCTGGGCGAGGTGCGCTTGCGGGACGAACAGGGCCGGCCGCAGGGACGGGCGTGGTACCGGCGGGGCGCGGTTGAAGGGTTGGCGAAGATGCGCGGCGAGTGAGTGAGTGAAATGAGCTATGGGGAGATGGACGATGGACGACGAGGCGAGAACGATTGAGGTGGTGGATGCTGACGGCGGGGATGCGCCGGTGGAGAAGGAGACGCTGGACAAGTTCAAAGAGGAGATCAAGGAGATCTGCACGCATGCGCGGAAGAATGTGCTGGACCGGCGCAGCGAGGCGGAGAACACGCGGTTCTGCCGCTGGGAGGGGCAGAGCGCGGACGGACGGAAGCACGCGGAGGACAACGGCGGGAAGCCGGTGAAGCCGTTTGAAGGGGCGAGCGACGGGCGGTTGCGGATTGCGGACATGATCGTGAACGAGCGGAGCCGGATCCTGGTGACGGCGGCGACGCGGGGGCTGCCGAAGGTGCGGGGGATGGAGGCGCGAGACAGCGGGTTTGCGGGCCACGTGCAGACGCTGCTGAAGTGGCTGCTGCACAACCAGCTCGGGGGGGAGTGGCGGCGGATGCTGCGGCTGCTGACGCAGTACCAGGAGGGGGACTCGCCGGCGGCGGCGGTGCTGGAGGTGACGTGGCGCCAGGAGTGGGGGCTGGTGAACGAGGCGGTGAGCCTGGAGGGGATCGCGCAGTTTCTGCAGGAGACGTACCAGGTGGAGCTGACGGAGGAGGACGTGGCGGCGCTGGAGGACTTGTTTGTGAACGAGGCGCGGACGGATGAGGCGCTGGCGTTCCTGGAGTCGCTGCTGCCGGAGGAGGTGGCACGGCCGCGGCTGCGGAAGATCCTGAAGGGGCTGCGGGAGGAGGGGGCGGCGGAGTTCCCGAGCCGGTACCTGCGGGTGAATCTGCCGTGCTGGAAGGCGCTGCGGATCTACCGGGATGTGTGGTTTGCGGACGACACGACGGACTTGCAGGCGGCGCGGGTGATCTACCGGACGGAGTGGCTGAGCGAGGCGGATCTGAAGGCGCGGAAGGCAACGCATGGGTACAGCGAGAGCTTCATCGAGGAGGTGATGAAGCACAAGGGGAAGAGCGGGTTCCCGCGGTATGAGTACGAGGAGATGGACATCACGGAGTATGACGACAACCGGCCGGAGGCGAACAGGGACCGGTACGAGGTGGTGACGGCATACTTTCGGGCGGTGAGCGAGGATGACTGGATCCCTGCGTGGTACCTGCTGCCGTTTCACTGCGAGGTGGAGGAGCCGGCGGCGGAGCGGCAGTTGCTGGATTATGCGCATGGGTTGTGCCCGTTCATCTACTTCCCGCGGGAGGTGCTGACGGATCACCTGCTGGACTCGCGGGGGGTGCCGGAGCTGGCGGCGACGGACCAGAGCAACATGAAGCTGCTGAACGATACGTTCATGGACCACGCGCAGGTGAGCACGCTGCCGCCGCTGCAGGTGCCGCGGGGGCGGCCTGACATTCCGGTGATCGTGGCGCCGCTGGCGGAGAACAAGATCGGGCGGGAGAAGATTGTGCCGATCGAGCTGGGGCAGTATCCGGCGACGAACGACAAGCAGCAGACGGAGGTGTGGCGGCGCACGAACCTGTACTTTGCGCGCTATGCGGAGGAGGTGCCGGAGGCGCTGGCGGTGACGATGACGCAGGGGATGGTGGATGACTTCCTGTGGCTGATAAAGGACGGGCTGATGATGACGGTACAGCTCTGCCAGCAGTACCTGACGGATGAGCAGGTGGCGCGGATCACGGGAAGCCTGAGCGCGGCGCCGGCAAGGTCGGTGGAGGAAATCCAGGGCAAGTTCGACATGGAGCTGACGTTCGACGTGCGGGCGCTGGACATGAGCTTTGTGGAGTCGCTGGCGAAGGTGTTCCGGCAGATGATTGCGCCGCTGGACCGGGAGCAGGTGCTGATGCGGCACGAGGTGGTGCGGGTGCTGCTGGAGCTGGTGAGCCCGAGCCTGGCGGACCGGCTGGTGCAGCCGCTGGAGGCGGCGACGCAGAAGGAGGTGGACGACGAGGATCTGAACTTTGTGAAGATGCTGAACGGGATCGAGCCGCCGATGATGGAGGAGGGGCAGAACTTCCCGCTGCGGTTGCAGGTGCTGCAGGCGCGGGTGGCGCAGCGGCAGCAGCAGCCGGAGCTGTACGAGCCGCTGACGCCGGCGACGCAGGAGATGATCGAGACGCGGATGAAGCACCTGGAATTCATGACGCAGCAGGAGGAGAACGCGGAGATCGGGCGCGTGGGGGCGGAGCCGACGGGGCTGTAAACGATGTGGGCGGCGGAAGCGCGGGGCGCTTCCGGAGCTGGACCAGGAAGGAGCGCGGTGATGAAGCTTGAGATTCGGTATGAGCGGAGGCTGAGCGACGAGGAGTTGGGGGAGCGGTTGGAGACGGCGGAGGGGCATCCGCTATGGGACGCGCTGATGGAGGTGGTGAACCGGAAGATGGTGGAGGCGAACCAGGGGGCGCTGGATCCGGGTGCCAAGACGGAGGATCGCCTGCATGACCTGGGGGGGCAGTGGTGGCTGCTGGAATTGATGCGGGAAGTGAAGGAGCGGGTTCTGCACGCGAAAGGCGAGAAAAAAGTTTCCGCAGAGGGGGAGGATGACGATACCTAAGTCGCGTTGATTAGCGTTGATTAGCGTTGATTAGCGTTGACGAAAGCCGAATTTTCTTCGCTTCTTGCTTGAAACTGATGGAATGGAGCCGTTCGAGGCACTTGCCTGGGCGGCTCTTTTCTTTGGGCAGGAGTTGCCGGGCCGGAAGACGGAAGCCCAATGGAACAACCTTACGTGATGGGGGCAAGCATCATGCAGACGGACGACGACGAGGACGACACGGCCGACGACAAGACGCAGAAGGCAGCGCAGGCTGCCACTCCGCCGGCTCCGGAGACGGAGACGGATGGGGAGGAGCTGGGCATCGACTTCATGGACGATGACGAGCTGCTGAACGATGTGTCGGCGCGGCTGGGTCAGGATCCCGTGAGCCCGAAGGCGGAAGAGACGGAAACGGAAACGGAAACCGAAACGGAGACTGAACAGGAAACCGAGACGGAAACGGAGACGGAAACGGAGACGGAGACCGAAACGGAAGCCGAGCAGGAAACCGAAACCGAAACCGAGACGGAAACGGAGACGGAGACCGAGACGGAGGCCGAGGAGGACGATGCCTGGAAGAAGGGGCTGACGGAGAAGCAGCAGGCGGCGGTGGACAAGCGGATCGGCAAGAGCGTGCGGAAGCAGCGTGAGGCCGAGGAGCAGTTGACCGCGGAGAAGGAGCGGGCGCAGACGCTGGAGTCGCGGGTGGCGGACCTGGAGCGTGAGGTCGAGGAGGCCGGTGACGGCCACGCGGCGAACGTGCCGGGAGTGCATCCGCTGCTGCTGGTGAGCAGCAGGCAGGAGTTGGAGAAGCGGGAAGACTTCCTGTGGAAAGCGGAGCGCTGGCTGAGCGAGCACGCGAAGGACGGCTACGAGGGTTCGGACGACGAGAACGATCCGTCGCTGTCGGCGGAGCAGATTCAGCAGCGGCTGGTGGAGGTGCGCGAGGAGCGCGAACGCTGGCTGCCGCGGGCGAAGGAGATGATGCAGGAGCGCCGCAAGCATGACGCGGCGGTGAAGGGGCATTATCCGGAGCTGCTGGATCCGAAAAGCGCGGAGCACCTGGAGGCGAAGAAGATTCTGCGCCAGGCGCCGGGCTTGCGTGTGCTGCCGGACTACCTGCTGGTGATTGGCGATTACCTGGCCGCGCGGAAGGCGCGGTCGGCGAAGAAGGACAAGACGGCGGCGAAGCCGACGACGACGAAGAAACCGGCTCCGAAGAAAGCGCCGGCAGTGCCCAGCAAGAGCGGGGCGCCGGGGCGGAGCCCGACGGAGAAACCGGCGGGCAAGCAGGAGAAGGACTACGACGTCAAGGGGTTCGCGGAGGCGGGCGGGGATCGTGATGCCCTGGCCCGGCAGATCGAGGGACTACTGTAGGGGACGGCGCGGAGCCGGCGGCTGCGCGGCGTTCCGGAAGGAGAAGGAAGATGCCACCTCTGGTGGAACGGAACCAAATCGGGAAGCGCGAGTCGCTGGCGGATCTGATCGCGAACGTGGAAGTGGCGCAGACGCCGTTCAGTTCGCAGATTCCGAAGCGGAAGCGGCCGGTCAACAACATCCACGACTGGCAGCTCAAGAAGTACAAGACGGTGGGGCACAAGGGCGTTCTGGACAACAAGGACGCGGACAACTTCGGCCACAATGCGCGCAAGCGGGTGCATGCGGTGGGGCAGAAGGTGTGGGACAACCCGGCCATCTCGGACTTCGCGAACGAGGCGACGATCGCGGGCCTCTCGCGCGGGGAAATGGCGGAGCAGATTGCCGACTCGATCGTGGCGGTGAAGTGGAAGATCGAGCGGCGCGGCCTGTCGAACGAGGACTGCCAGATCGACGACGGGACGAATCCGAACGAGACGCGGGGTGTGTTCCAGTGGGCGTCTACGACGGCGCAGACGCTGTATCCGGTGCCGGATGGGTACCGGCCGCACGCGGACCAGGTGTTCACGGATGCGCTGGACCAGCTCACGGAGGAGGAGTTCAAGGATATGTGCGCCCGGGCGTACAAGGTCCGCAAGGGCCCGCACGACCTGGACGGGTACGTGGGGGTGGATCTGAAGCGGATCATCACCGGGTACTCGATCTGGACGCCGGACAAGTCGAACCACACGCTGGCGCGGAACTTTTTCCAGCAGGCGACGCGCACGCTGACGAGCGTGATCGATATGCTGGACCTGGACACGGGCAAGATCAAGCTGCACCTCAGCGCGCACGCGATGACGGATGCGGAGACGGGCGAGGACTCGGACTACACGCACCGCAGCGGGATCTTCAGCGACATGAAGATGCTGTGGCTGCGCTTCACGCGGAAGCCGCGGGTGCGGCGGCTCGAGGACAAGGGCGGCGGTCCGCGGGCGATCGTGGACGCGATCTTCATGTACGGGTGCGACAACCCGGCGCAGTTGATGGCGGTGTTGACGGACAGCGATAGCTGAGGAGGGTGACCGCTGGGGGCGGGAGCCGGGGGCGGCTCCCGCAACCGATCCGGACGAAGGACGAAGAACGAAGTACGAAGGAGGATGACGGGATGAGGTCGATGAAGAACGTTTGCTGGCTGGCGCTGCTGCTTGTGTTGGTGCTGGCCTTTGGGGTGCGGGCCGCGACGGTGCAGCCGCTGATGGTGGCGGAGCGTACGCGCTGGGACGCGACGCACATGGTGACGATCACGCACGCGGACCTGACGGAGAGCACGACGAACACGGCGCAGACGCTGGGCAGTTTGCTCTCGGTGGCGGCGAAGGAGGGCGTGGAGCTGATGGCGATGCAGCTTGTGACGCCGTTCACGTACAGCACCACGAATGGGTTCAACAGCGTGACGGTGACGGTGGGCGACGGGTCGGACGCGGATCTGTACCTGACGAGCACGGAGCTGTGCAGCCACGGGACGGAGGTGTATCTGAAGTTCGGCCGGCTGCCGATCGACACGGCGACGACGGTGAACGCCGTGACGGGCGTGACGGACAACACGAGCGCTTTCATGACCGGAGTGACGGCCACGATGGCGACAAACACCATCACGTACCTGAACACGAGCACGAACGCGGCAACGAACACGATCGTGTATGTTTCGGCCGTCACACCGGCTACGGCGAACGCGGTGACGAGCACAACGGCGGCGACGTCGGCGCTGATGGCGAGCGAGGCGACGACGGACACGCGGAAGCTGTATACGTCGGCGGATTACGTGGACTTTGTGTTCACGCCGAGCCCGGCGGCGTACTCGCTTTCGCAGTTGGACGCGGGGGAGGTGCGGTTCTACTTCCGCATCGTGGACGCCGCGGAGGAGTGAGGCGGCGCGCGGGTGTGGGTGGCCGCCTGGGATCCGGCAGCGCGGGGGCGCTGCCGGAACTGAACCTGGCCGCGCGGGGAAGCGCCGGCGGGGAGAGAACGGAAGGAGTTGAGCGATGCAGGGTGACGATGTGAAAGATGCGGTGCGGGCGAAGATGCAGGGCGCGGGCGAGCGGTGCCGGGCGCTGAGCCGGAAGCTGGCGAAGGTGGGAGAGCTGTTCGACCAGCAGGCGGCGGACCCGGAATCGGCCGGCTACGAGCAGGCGGGGATCGTGCTGCTGGATGAGGCGAAGGCGCAGATCGAGCGGCTGGCGCCGCCGATGCGTCGGCCGGAACGCGCGGAGTCCGGGCCGGAACCGATCGCTGACGAAGACTGATTGCCGTTGTACCAGGCGGCCACGGAAGCGGCGGCTCCGGCCCGGGGGGCGGGGCCGCCGGCTTCCACTTTCCCGCCTGGGGAAGGAGCGCGGAATGGCGGGCGACGGACGAATCTGGGACGATGTGGAGATCAACCTGGCGGCGCCGGACCGGGAAGCGCTGCGGGATGAGCTGGAGTATCGGATCCGGCAGCGGGAAATCCAGGCGTTCGAGGAACAGGCGCTGGCGGCCAGGGATGGCGGCGAGCGCTTTTTTCTGGATACGGGGGAAGTGAAACTGCAGGTGCATCCGTACTTCTACCATCACTGGGGACAGAAGCTGGGGTATGAGTGCTGGAGCGATGAGGCGTTTGTGCGGGAGTTCATCCGGGACAATGAGGAAGTGCGGGTGAAGAACCGGAGCCGGCAGTGCCGGGTGGGTTTCGTGAGTGGTACGAAGCGGCACTTCCGTAAGACGTACGACTGGTGAGTCATGAGCTACACGTTTGACCAGGTCTATGAGGCGACGGTGCGGCGGAAGGGGCTGGATCCGGCCAGTGTGACGCTGGACGCGGGGCAGCAGGAGGCGATCGCGGAGTGGATCACGGAGCGGACGCTGGAGGCCTGGGACTGGGGCTGGTGGCCGGAGCTGCTCGAGCTGGAGCGGCGGCAGTACCGGGCGGACTGGGACGCGGGGAAGACGTATGCGACGGGCGATGAGGTGTACTACGCGCCGGAGGACAAGTACTACGTGGCGCTGCAGGCCTCGACGAACAAGAATCCGGCTTCGGAGACGGACTACTGGGAGGAGCAGGACGAGCTGGACCGGTATGTGGCGCTGGACCAGACGGGGGAGACGGAGATTCACGCGGTGCGGCGGGCGGCGAAACGGAACCCGCGGGTGAGCGACTATCCGGATTTCCTGGAGGTCGGGCTGAGCAAGAACGGGATTCAGTTCGACACGCTGGCGCCGTCGCGGCCGTACCTGGAGTTCAAGCGGCCGCCGCCGCGGTTCACGCGGACGGCCTGGAGCGAGGCGACGACGTATGCGAAAGGGGCGCTGGTCTACGTGGCCTCGACGGGGCAGTGCTACGAGAGCCTGCAGGCGGCGAACCTGAACAAGAACCCGACGAGCGAGACGAGCTGGTGGACGGTGCAGACGTTCCCGACGCTGTTCTTCGACTGGATCCGGCGCGCGGCGAAGGTGGACGCGCTGCGGGAGGACGGGGAGGAAACGAAGGCGGACCGGCAGGAGTCGGCGGCCTACGAGAAGCTGGCGAATTTGTATGACGTGAAGACGGCGGCGCAGAAGCAGTTCCGGACGGCGGAGGTGCGGCTGACGTAGCCGGAAGAGGCGCAACGCAGGACAGGAGGAGAGGATTATGGGACCGAATGTGAGAGTGGTGAATTTGAGCGGTGAGCTGCGGCCGACGCCGGGCCGGACAATGCAGAACATCGAGGTGAACGACACGGTGCAGAGCCTGGCGGACCTGTTCACGATGAGCGCGAAGAGCACGCACGCGATCGTGAGCGTGGACACGGCGGACATCCGCTTCACGGTGGACGGCGAGGACCCGGTGGCGGACACCTACGGGCACATGCTGGCGGCGGGCCAGGGCGACGTGTGGGACCGGACGTTTGTGGGGAAGGTGAAGGTGACGCGGGACGGGGGGACGAACGGGTACCTACGGATCTCGGAGATGGCGATTGGGTGATGAGGGGAGGAGGCGGAAGCGCGAGGCACTTCCGGAACCGGACCATGGAACGGGAAGGAGCGCGGCAATGAAACGGGTGATGTGGATGGTGTTGGCGGCAAGCGTGGCTGTGCCGGCCCTGGCGTGGCCGCCGTGGGGCGCGAAGGAGAGGGATCCGGTTTATGCGGCGCAGGGGATGGAGAAAAGTGTCTATGACGCGGATGGGGACGGTGTCGTGGATGCCTCGGAGGGGGCTGTGACAAACGTGACGGCGGCGGACGTGGGGGCGGCGTCCCCGAACTTGGACGACACGGACGCAAGCGTCGAATGGGAAGACGCGGCGGATCTGGACGCTAGCGGTCAGGTCAGTGTCGGCTTCACGGCGATTTCCATGGGCGCGACGAACGCAAGCGGCTTGGCAGCGGGTGATGCCTTTACTTGGGGGCCGCTTTCCCATCGGGCCGTCACAATCACTCAGATGTGGTTTGCAGCAGTCGGCGCGACGGCGACAAGCGTCGTCGTGGACGTGGAAGAGCGAGCATGGACGAATCTCAACGCGAGCGGCAGCATTATCGCCAGCAACCTCGTGATCGCCGCTGACGGCCTGCTTGTGACGACCTTCGCTGATTCCAACATCGCGGCGCGGGCCTCGCTGTACTACTCATGCGACAGCGCAACCGGAGTCGTGGAGCAGATCGTAGGAGGGATCGAGTATGTCCTTCAGTAAAGCGATATTGGCGCTGCTGCTTCTGTGCGGTGCGGCTTATGGGCAGGAATCTCTTGATCCCGTATCAGCAGACTCAGTCACGATCAAGCGCCGCCTGACCGACGCGGAGGAAAAGGCAGCGGTCACGTATGATCCCGAGAATTACGTCAAGTACCGCGCCGCTTATCTCAAGCGATTGCTTAATCTTCCGGGCTTGAGTCCGTCGCGCATCTACACCAATCGGCAGGGCGAAGTCCGCGTCACGCCGCGCTACGTGATCGAGCAGGAACAGAAAAAGCTGAAAGACGCGGAATCGTATGTGCGATGGGCGGAGAAAGTGCGCGTCACAGCGACGAACGAAGTCTCTGCAACGAACATCGTATGGGATGCCGTCATGGAAGAGAAAGAAGCCGAGGTGATCAGACGATGAAGCGGCTCATCATGATTCTTTGCCTGCTTTCCGCGCCGCTGTTTGGGGCGACTATCGAGGTTGCCACCGAGGGCGATCTTCAAGCGATGCATAACAACCCGTCCAGCAACTTCGTGCTGACGGCTGACATAACCTGCACGACGAACTTTGCAGATTATATCATTGATACACCATCAGGCAGCTTTTATGGCGATAGCCATACAATTTCTGATTTCTTTTGCTCTAATGATGTTGATAAAGCTTGTTTTGTTGAAAGTGCGAATGCGTTTGTAATGAATAACATCACCTTTACAAATATGCTCATACAATCCGGTATTGGTGCGGGGCTATTTTATTCAATTCCGAATGCAACTAATATAACGGTTCATGGCATAGTCGATGGCTTAGGAACAGGAAATTTAGGTTTGTTGTCATTTGGTGGTATATCGGGAAGCAGTATAACTGGAAGCCGTTTTATTGGCATAGTTACAAATGGTTCCGGTTATATTGGCGGAGTATTGGGTAATAGTCGAAATTTTTCAGGCGTTTTCCGAGATTGCGAGGTCATTGTAGCTGTATATGGAGCTGGGGATGTAGGAGGATTTGCTGGGTCATTGAGTTCTGGTTACGGAGAATATTATGATATAACAATACGAGACAGTATTATCCAGCATGTCTCTGGCGGTACATATATTGGTGGGTTTTCGGCTGACCCGGATGGCACGTACAGTAATTGTGTCGTCAAAAATAGTTCAGTGCGTGGAGTTAATGGTACAGGAAGCAATGTGGGTGGCTTTGGCGGATCGACCGGTGGAGCAATACATAATAGTTGTATTGTATCTAATTGTACTATTTATGGAGATTCTGTGGGTGGATTTCTATATGGTCATGGCGGTGGAGGTGACATATCAGGATGCCGTGTAATTGATTGTCGATTGTATCCTAGCGGTGGAAGGGCCGCAGGGTTCATTGCTTATCAAGACTATGGTGTTTTTACACACGAATGTTCTGTTGAAGGTGGGTTCATCGAGTCTGACGTAAGACAAAGCAATCTAGCGGGATTTATTCAGCAGTCAAGACGCGGAACTACTATATCTAATTGCTTTTCAACAATGTCTGTTGGCGTA